GAGTCTGCGGGAACTGGAATAGTCTTACCTACATGGTAGTAGGTTGTAGCAGAAGAATCATAGACTTCAATCGTAGCATCTACGCTGTTAGTGCCGTCCACGTTAGACAGATACAGGGCGTGAATCACCGCCTCTGTAGATGCAGGGCAAGTATACACATCTGTTCTTGTGGCCCCGATTGCGGCTCCTGCGTTCTTAAATGCGTTAGCCATCTTATCCTCCTAGAGCAATCGCCATAGCAACTGCCGTTCCTGCGGGATCGCCTGCCTCAACAGTACCCCATGACGCATCAGTGCCATCCGTAGTTAAATATTTACCTGACTGTCCTGACATATTAGGAACAATAGCAGTTGTAGAAGTAGAGGGAAAACTGTTTTGAAGAACAGTCTTAATCATGCGAAGATGGTCATCACCCTCCCCTACTGGATCACCAACTACAGGGTTAGCACTGTTTAACTGTGTTACCCAACTGGCAGTTTCTACACTCATGCTGATGCCGCCGTCAGTGTGACAGTCACGGTTAGTGTGTCACCAGAGATAACAGAGCGGGATGAACTAAAGTCCACCACACCGTAGAGTGTACCAGTAGTTCCAGATTTTGTGCTGTCACTGTTAATAAATGCTCCCGCTACTGTAGCCGTACCGTTGATAGAGTAGGTTGCTTTGCTTGCAGTATTATCAATACTTCCTGATGCCGCAGTACCTAGCGTGAGAGTCTGACGTACAGACTGTGAGTAGTCTGTTACCTCACTCCATCCTGAGTGAGAGGACATCGTATCTCCTGCCGCCGCTGATCCCGCGCCTTTAAGACCTACATACCATGCGGTGATCTGTGTTCCCCCATCTAACGTACTGGACAGGACATGATTCAAGCCTACCGTAGTGACGAGGTTTTTATTAATCTCGCGCCATTTCTCATTACCTTCTGAGTCGCGGCACACGACCTCCCATACGTTTTTGAGGCCAAGGTTCATATCTGTTTTGTGTTGCATTTTCAAGCCTCCATCGGCCTTAAAACTAATTGGGGTATTCAACATCTGTCCATACCGTTGTTGGGTCTGAAGCATCTGACCATGTTGAAGAAGGATCAGATACATCAGTCCACGTTGAAGAAGGGTCGCTTACATCTGACCAGAGGAAAGCATTACTACTGGAAAATCCGTCAGAGATTGCGTATGTTGCTGTCCCTGTCGTTGATAATGCTGTTGTTGGGGTGTATCCCTGTTCCAGTGCATAAGTAGCAGATGGACTCATGGATAGCGTGGCGGAATCTGTATATGTTAAAGAAGCCGCGAAAGTCGCAGAAGGGGATAATGATATAACTGCTGAATCGGTGTATCCAGAATTAATAGAGTAGGTTGCAGAACCTACCATATCATGTTGCCCGGACTTAGTGGCTGTTAAATCAACTGCAAAAGAGGCTGACGGCCCTAGGGTTAATGCCGGGGTATTTGTGAATCCAGCGGTGACAGCAAAGGAAGGGGTATCATTCTTTGCCGGACTGTTCCAATTAATTCCTACGGCAGACCAAGTTATAGGAGTAGAGGCTTCTGCCCATGTAATAGGGGCTGTCAATAGTTATCACCTGTATTCTTCACTCTAAGAGCGGAGCCTGAGTGACGATCCTTGTTGTCCTGTTCCTGCATATCGGATATAGCCTGTTGGAAGGCTGTTGCCCACAACTGTACTCTGGGATCATTCATAATGAATGGTTCCGCTTCCAGTAGGCAACCATAAAGATAGACATCAGGAGCGTTAGTAATCATCCAGTTAGTAGCGGCGGAGGAAGTAAGCGCATCAAACCTTTTATAGAATAACATCTCAACAGTCTGTGCGCTTGCGGGGATTGGCCCTAACTGAATCTCATCAGCAAGGATAGTATAAGCCTTGGGGGTTCCAGTACCAGAGCCTCCATACAGTCTATCATATATTTCTGGCGTGATATACTCTAATGACGTAATGGGAGATGTGTTTATCTGCAAATTACGCATCTGTATGAAGTTGGTAGGCAGGGCGAGATTTCTTTGACTGGCAACCGTGGAAGCAGTCTGCTTTGTTTCCATAGCCCTAATACGAAGCAGGCGATTAAACCTTGCTTCTGCCAGAGCAATAAACTCTGGTATCCTATCGGTTAAGTCATCCCTGTCTAACCAGTTGGCAACAGCGGTGTTTAACTCGCTGTAATTTGATATTGCCATTTTACTTGCTTAGTTCAGTGATGTATACCGTTGCTGTTCCAGTACCGGTAATAGCCGCGCCTTTGGAAGCATCGCTAACCTTAAACCAGTAAGGTGTGTTTGCCGCGATATAAGTAGACGAGGTGGTCGCAGTAGGCGTACCAGCAAAGTCTACAAAACAAGCCGCAGTAGCCGTAACCATCACAGCCGCAACTCCTGTATCAAAGGCGGAGGTAGCGGTTGATCCACTTGAAGTGGTGGCAGACAACGTATGGGTTGTCAAAGGTCGCCAAACATTGTTAATGTCAACGTAACTCATATCTTTATCCTATATATTAGTGGGTGCTACTTTAAAGTATTTATTGTCTGGATCGTTGAGATACTTGGCTAACAGTTTGCTATCCTTCTGAATAGCGCCGTTAGTTTCCTGCATCCATTTTTCCCAAACATTAAATGGAATAGAGGCGGCTTTATGCCACTCCCCTCTTTTGCCCATAGTTCTTTTATCACCATAGGCATTGTATTCTTTCTTGTTTTGCTCTAGGATAGGTTCTACATCCTGAACAGTATTAAATGTACCAGTGCCGTCTGCGTGTTCATGCACATACGTTGTTCTGTACGGAGTTTGGTCAAATATTGCTTTCTTAGACACAGTAAGTCTTTACCCCGCCTATGTTTTTTCTGACACCGTTGTCTTTCATATCTTTAAGGTGCTTATCAAGCAACTGGTCAGAGTTCATTGGTTTGCGCTTACTCTTCTTGGAAGGAGTAGCGCCTAGTTTTTTTGCTAACTTTTTTTCTGCTTTATTCATAGTAGATTGGGGGCGAGTTTCCCCGCCCCCTACCTATTTACACCTTGATGTCAGCCAAGAAGCCAGACGATTTTTCGTTGTTGACCTTCAGGCCATACTCAACGAGCAACATCTGTTGCATGGAGTCACCAGTTTTAGCGAGGGTTTCCGTCTTGAAGGGACGGAGATAAGCAACTTCAAAGAAGTCCATATCCAGAACAAACAAATCCTGATCGCGGAATTGATTTCTGCTTGGTACAATCTGAAAAGTTCCAAAATCGCTAACATACACATCGACGGCTGCCACGACGTGCGCGGGAGCCACCTTGTCTGCCGAGGTACGCAACTCGGATACGCTATGAGCAAGATCAGAGATAGCCTGTTTAATAGCAGGCTTACACATAATCATGTCAGGTTCACCACCTTCGTTATAAGTGTCCTTAATGACTTCTTTCAGCATGGCTTCCGTGATAGAAGCCGTAGCCGTAGCATCGGTAGGTGCGGACGTACCAGAACCGCCAGCCGCAGGCGAACCACTTGAGGGATTACCTGAAACCCAGTTCGTAGCAAGCCAAGTCGAAAGACCGCCAGTTTTACGAGCCGTTGCACCAGAACCGAAAGAACCGCCAACACCGGCGTTCTGGGCTTCGTTGCGGGTCAACTGATATTCCATATCTCGTTTTAACTGTTTTGCTTTCTTAGCCAACTGGTATGCCTGTGCAGACTTGAAGCCTGCGTTATTAACGGCTTCGTTAGTGCCGGTAGTTTGGACTACATAGCGAGAAATCTGCGTGTAGTTACCAACGCGAGTTGGTACTGCACGAGCATCCGCACTTGCATCATCGCCTTCTATCTGCTGGTTCGAGGAACCGGCGGCGATTGTGTCAGTCTGCCACTCAAAATAAGTATTATCAGCGGTAGACTTGCCACAACCAGACATGAAGGGAGTATCAAGCGGCGCGATGTTGTAGATAATATCGCTCAAGTCCTCACGAATTGAACTAAGCCGAGTGCCGCCAGTCGTGGCCGCATAGGTATAGTTCGTATTAGTAGGAACTGCCATAGTTAATTACTCCTAATTAAAGGTCTATAAAATCCTCTAAAAGACTAGCGGCATCTCTTGAATGTCCTGTCTTTTGGAGGCGCTTCATCTTATCAGCACGTTGACTACGATCACTGGATTTTTTAGTTACGCCTTTTCCTGATCTTACCACTTTGGGTTTGTTCTTAATCTTCTTCGCTTTAACATCAGACTTCTGAAGCGCATCATATTTCTGCGCTTTCATAAGAACGATTAGCGATCTATGGTCGATTAGTTGCTGCAATTCTTCTTTCGTGAATCCCTGTTCAACAGCATACGCAGAAAGTTCACCCGCCATCTTGCCACGCTTCTCTGTATCATTCCATTCAGGCACAGCGGCTACTAACTTTGTGTGTTCTTCCTGAACGGCCAGTTGACGTAACTTGGCTGTTTCTTCCTGTTGCTTCTGAAAGGCTTTACCCTGTTCCTCCTGCGCTTGGCGAACACGGTCTTGAACCTCTCTCAGTTCTTCCTTCTTAGTAACAAATGCAATGGGGTCTGTTTGTCGCAGATTTTCCCAATCAACATTTTGAAACTGCTCTAATCCACCCATAGAGTTTTGAACAAATTGTCCAAGTGCGTCTATGTACTGTTGACGCTCCGTTTGTGCTTGAGAGATTTCACTAGACCACTGCTGTTGCAGTTGCTCCATTTCACCCCTCTTGCTTGCAAGTTCTTGCGTTTTTCGGGTATAGTCAGACTGCCGGGAGTACCCTTGTATAAGTTCGTCAAGGTCTACCTCAACCTCTTCACCATCTACTTTAACTGCGTAGGTGGTATTAAGATTGGATTCCTCTTCGTCCTCATATTCGTCTAACTCTTCCTCAGATTCTTCTTCATCCTCAACGGACTCATCTTCATCTTCGGAAACCTCTTCAGATGATTCGTCTTGAATTTCTTCAGTAGACTCTTCAACTTCTTCAGGTTGTGCCTCTTCGGATTCTGGTTTGACCTCTTCAGGTTCCATCATTCCTAGTAAGGCGTTGGTTGCTGACACGATACTACCGTCAGTAAGTTGCGGGGCTTCTTGCTTATCCGCCATAATAAATTCTCCTATATATGGTATTCCTTGAGTTTCTCTGCCATCTCTCCAGTTTCAACAATACTGGTTAGATGAAGGCGTAGTCGTTCAAGGAGTCGTAATGAAAGCCAGCATTGCTCCCGGCTTTCGACATCGTTCACACTTGAGTGCGCCCAAGTGTTAAAAATACTTTCTCCTAGTTGGTCAAATGCTTCGTTGTATAATGGGTCGTTAAGAATGCGTTTAGCGTGTTCCTGCCTTAGTTCGTCGCTCATGTTGCTCCTATTGCTACGGCCCTCTTCTGTTCTCGCTCAAGGGCCAGTTCTTCTGCTTTAAGTTGTGCATCTACAGCGGCTTCCTGTGCGTCCTGCTGGACTTTCATCATCTTAACTTGTAGGTCGCCCTGTTTGATTTCCAACTCCTTCATTTTAATCTGTTGTTCCATCATTTGAGCCTGCTGTTCTGGATCAGGTTGTTCAGGCTCTGGGGGAGGTGGAGCGGTTAGGTAGTCATCTACATTCTGATATCCCATAGCCTTAACCAATGCAGAACCCAGATTGTACATATTCTGAGGGGTTACGATTGGGAGTCCACCCTGCATGGCTTGTGCGGCAAACTGAATCATCTGTGACAGGTGAGCCATCTGCTGATCCTTTGATCCATTTCCTAAAGCAACGGATACAGTGCAGTCCATCTT